AGGCGTGTACATCTTTAGGCAAACACTTGCTGTTAGCACCACGACTGGTGGGATATACAAATGTCCACCATAGATTCATTCTAGGATCATCGCCATAAACAGCATCACGCACAGTGTAATAATCAATTCCACAGGCTTCACACGCATCATATAGTTCCTGACATTGTATAACCTTGTAAAATATTGCACGATTTTCACTGAGTTTAATTACTTCAGCTTCAAGATTGGTCACTTGTCTAATAGATATATTGGCATTGTACACTGTGGTGTAACAGTCAATCACTGCTCTGCGATCTGCAGGTTCTCCTCCAATGATCATAAACTGTCGGCCAGCCATGTTTAACATTGGATGACTAGGAGTTTCGCCAAGATACTCCGGCTGAACAACAATGCGCTTGTTATATTTTGTGGCCATTGAATCTGCAAAGCCAGGTGTGGTTGCTGAGCGAATAACAATCAAATCACTGCTGCAATTTGCAATGGCATCTTCCACTGCTGTGCAGTCTAGTTCTGTGCCATTCCATGGTGTAGGAACTGCTAAGAATACAATGTCGCATTTGGGCAACAATGATTTATATTCTTCCATGAACTTGTCATGTATTACTGCGTCCGGAAACAACTTGTGTGTGGCTTTGCCTACCCAACCATAACCTAAAATTCCTACTTTCATTGATATTTCCTTAATTCTTGTTTGAATATTTCTAACTCTTTGCGTTTGCCTTTGGCCGACCAGATGGCACTGTCGGGTTGCATGCGCCAGTCAACATAGCTTATAGGCAACAATCCTTTGTTGTATTTGGTAATAACTGAGTCCAGACTGTGTTGGTCCAAGAACCAATAGATATTGTCTTGTTCTATTTCGTGGCGTATAACTTGTGCTAATTCTTTTATAAATTGTACAGCATTTGCCTTGGGTGTGTACAGTATTGCTCCGGCTAAATGTCCACCTTTTTCTTTTTGGTACAAGTAAAAGTCTTTGGTGGCATCATCAGCAAACTCAGATTGGAATGGTGCGCGGACAAGCCCGTCAATATCTATCTCTAAAAAACGGCACGGTTCAGTGACAAACTCGGCCAATCTGACAAAACGCATACAAGCATAGTATGTTTTATAAATCCACATTGGCAAGTTAGCGTTGTCTGTAAACTGTTTTAATCCAAGCATTTTATTTTTACGACTATTTTGCGGTTCTGGCAAATTGTTTTGGCTCCAATACTGTATAGTAGATTCAAACTGCTCTGGGCCAAATGTTTCCCAGGTTACACTAACTCGATCTGTTTGATGGCAAAAGTCAAGTTGACTCGGCGTTGGATTATACAGATGCAAATGTACGCCATAGTTGGTGTTTTGTTTTACACTATTAACTAGCTGACGGCCAAATTTATCAAAATAACCGCTGTCAGCGGCGGCGTAAACAAAGAAATTATTCTGGTCTAACTTTCCAGACAGTGATGGAATAATCATAGTAAATATTTAACTAAAAATTATGCGTGTAAGTATTTTTGATCAGTACGGGGCTTTGAACAGTGCGCCAATATTTTCGGCCATACGTACCGGGCTTGACCACATTGGTATTGAACACAACAACATGGACAGTTCAGCAGATGTTGCTGTTATTTGGAGCCAACTATGGCACGGTAGAATGAAGCACAATCAAGGCGTATGGGAAGCATTCCGTAACAGCAATCGTCCTGTCGTAGTAGTCGAAGTGGGCATGCTACGTCGCGGTGGCACTTGGAAATTAGGACTAAACGGAACTGGTAACAATGCATACTATGGAAAAAAGTTAATTCCTGGACGTGCGGCACAACTCAGACTGGAAGCAAAGCCCTGGTCCAATGCTGGCTACAACATTGTGATTGCCGCACAACGATCAGACAGTCAGCAGTGGGTAGGACAGCCACCTACTACAGCTTGGTTAACCGAAACTGCTAACACCATTAGAAAATACACAGACAGACCTATTGTTATACGTCCGCATCCTAGACAGCGTATCAGTGATATTCCTGGTTGTGTTATTGAGATGCCACGGCCTATACAAGGAACATATGATAGTTTTGATTATGATCGATGCTTGTCAACAGCATGGGCTGTAGTCAATCATAACAGCGGGCCTGGTCCACAGGCTGTGTTAAACGGAGTGCCGGCGTTTGTACACGCTAGTAGTTTAGCAGCACCTGTTGGCAACACAGATTTATCCGCAATCAACAATCCGTCAAAGCCAGACCGAACTGCATGGCTAGAGCGACTAGCACACACAGAATGGTACACGGAAGAAATTGCCTCAGGGTTACCGCTTCGACGATTATTGTTGGCCTAGCCAAGACAAACTCTTGTCAATCCAGGCCAGTACAAGATCTTGTTGTCTTACGTGCCCGTAGCGATTTATACTTCCTACCGCAGTTTCCGGCAGTAAGTTTTTATCTGCCAACTCATACCATGTAGTGGTCTTTGGATCCATTGGAGCATGATTGCTCTTATAAGCAATCACATGTATGAATTCGTCGTCTGGTTGTTTTAAAAAGAATCCCGAATTACAGTCCCACCCATTGACGGCCAGCATGTGCATTAAACTCACAACAGTGTGATGATAATAACATCCAGTTGGTTGCACAAATGCCAGTTGACGTATATCCATATTGGTAGTTTGCGGAACTGCCATGATCAACATGCCGCCCGGTTCAGCAATGGCGTTCCACTTGTCCAATGTTGCCAGCGGGTTGATACAGTGTTGAAATGCATCATGACACCATAGCACATCAAACTTTGATTTGCTGGGTAGGTTTTCTGTATTTTCAAAATCTATTTTTTGATACACAATGTTAGAATGCTTTTTAACCACAGCAGGTGTAGCACCGATGTCTATGCCTGTGCAACGAATATTCAGGGGTATTGGGGCATCATCTCGAGTTGTTCTAGTTGCCCACCATTCTAGATCATGTCCTGCACCACATCCTAAGTCAACCAGTGTGCCAATGCTTTCCATAAAGTCATCATACTCAAACAGTGTGTTGAGTGTTTGTAAACTGTGTGCATGACTTTCGTCATCGTTTCTAAATGTCATAACTGTATATCTTCCATGCCGGCTGCTCGCAGTCTAACCACATGTCCCAACATGAAGTTTTTACTTTCCATTGCTTTCATAATGCCCAAAAATCGATTGCGTAGTAGTGCAACTTCGTTGATAATGGTTTCAAAATCAATTACTTCATCCTCACCATCTACATACTTTTCAGCATCTCGACTGGTCAATGCGCGAGCATAGCCTTCTAGATACTTTTGAAAATGCCTGCGGCGAATCTTACGCAGTTGTATGTTAAGGAAGTTCAACACTGCTTCAATCTCTTGTAGTTGATTAAAGCGATGCTCAGTAATACCCGGAAGTGCTGTAATATTTCGTTCAACCATTCCGCCAATGGCACAGTCACGCCGTGCAGAAACAAGTTCATTTTCGTAATGAGCAATAAAGTCTGGGATTTCTCCCAGATTAGCAGTGACACGGTTATACCACATTTTGTTTTGCCACCAATAAATCGTCTGTGCAACCAGTACAGGTTTGGCGCCGGCACGGTGCAGGTTGTTGCAGATTCCAATCTTGATCTATATGACCAAGATAGTCGTTTTTACATTCACCACTGTAGACATCACCAACAGGATCAATGTAGATTCTATCCGTGCCTGCATTACATTGCCAGTTCTGCCAGTGATCTAGATTGTTGTTGTGCAGCCAGTTAGCTTCAACCAGAAACTCTGTTTGGTCGTCTAAGTAGATGCGACAATTGTAGTGCTTGTGATCAGTGAATGTCAAGATTAGTCTTGCCTTTCATTATGGGAATTGGCCTAGTCTGCACTGAATAGTTAATGTTGTTTACAGCATTGCTTATGTTGTGTTTGTTCAACAGTTGTTGATACATTTTGATTCTGCCTTGATTCCACACTTCATTCATGATGTTTACGTGTAGATGTTTGGTGGGCGTCAAATTTTTATGCAACGTGATTGCTAGATCAAAGAATTTTTGTTCGTCGGCATGCTCGCTATGAAAACTCAAACTCAGATTGTCAATCAGTTTGTACAGTTTGGTGTAATAATTTAAACTTGCACTACCGTTTGATGTTACTAGAATTTTTGCAATATTTTCTTGATAGGTTTCACGCATCCATTGTAGCATCGGCAAGAAACTTTTGTTTACAGTAACTTCGCCACCAGTGAAACTAATTTTATACGACAAATTTTTGTATGACGTCTTGTTAAAAATTGATTGCCAACGTTGTTTTAATAAATCCAACGAAACATGTTTACTATGATTGTCATGCAAACTTGTAGGACAATACATGCAATCATAGTTACATCTTATGCCAATGTTCCAAGTCAAACTAAACACCTGATCTATTGGCTCAATTCGATAAATGTTGGGCACTACCTCAGTCTTCCCAGTCTTTGTCATCAAAGTCATCAAAGTCTTCGTCTTCGTCTTCGTCTTCTACGTAATCTTTATCGTTGTCAAGATATGCGGTTAACGCACGTTTGATATCCGAATCGCCCTTGAAGGCTGTACGGATATCTTCTACGTCAGAATCATTGTCCATCAAGATCTGTACCACAGTTTCTGCAGCCTCTGCACGATCTACTGTGTTAACATACCGTTTAAGTTCATTCCAAATTTCGCTTGCTAAATCCACTGCCATTTTATTCCTCCACTGTGGTGTCGTCTATTGCTGTTTTTTCTTCTTTCTGGTTGGCAAAGTCTGCCATCAGCTTGTCTAAACAGCCGTTTTCATTTGCTTCCCATTTTTTACGGAACTGCTTGATTACTTCACCATCACTTGTGGTAAACACCAAGCTGTTGCCTTCTTTCTTGAGAATGTTTTTCTTTTCTGCCAAGTCAACTAGCCCCGAATGTGGACTCATACCTGTTGCATAAGGAATCTTAACTTGCATGCCTTCAAAAGGTTTAGCATAGCGTGTTTTCATTACTTTACATCCAGCACGGATGCCGTTAACTTCACTTACCTTGTTGCCGTCTTCGTCTTCTTTCAGTTTCATCTTCTTCATGGCAACCACAATACTTGATGCATAGATGAAACCTTGTCCACCAGAGATCTTGTCATCTGGGTCAAACATGTCTTGGCTTGCGTATGTATGATTGGTGGCAACTAACCCTACATTATAACTGCCAAACATATTGACAGAATTACGAACCAGTGCAGTAAGTGCTTTGGGTTTACGACCCATGTCACCTTTCATGTCACCTGCTTCGAACTGGTTGACGTCTGTGGGAGTCAACAACATGCCCAACGAGTCAATGACCCAAAGAACCTTCATACGTTCTTCTTCTGGCAGTGCTTTGTAGTCGATCATAAACGTTGAAATTGCTTTGGCCACATCGTCAATCATACTCATGTTGAGTTTAAGCAACTTTGCTGGACTAGTGTCAACACCCAGTGCGTGTAACCACGATTCGTCAAGTGCGTTTTCTGTGTCAACAAGAATAACAAAGATTCCTTGCTCTTGTGCGTTCTTTACAATGTTGCCTGAACAAATGTAACTTTTGCCTGCGCCAGATTCGCCAGCAAACACAGTGACCTTACCTAGCGGAATACCTTTGTTGAAGTCCCCACTGATAAGATAGTTTAAGGCATAGTTGCCGGTGCCAATCCAGTCAGTTGGATCGTTAAATCCAATACTCAAGCCCTGGATGCTTTTTGTAATGTCCTTGCGGAACTTTGATATGTCAAATGGTTTTCCCATGGTGTTTCCTTATGTTTTGTAAATTGAAAAACTGTTGCCTTCTAACAGATTTTTAAAAATTATTATACGATACTTTGTAAGATTTTCGTAGAGATCTGGTACATTTCCAATATTTAAAAAGTCTCCAATTGGTTCTTTGTTATGACTCTTACACCATGTCAAGTATTCATTGCTGTATCCAATTGTTTCAGATGGTTGTAGATTCAGCGTTACATAGCCTAAAAGTTCATTGTATGAATTCTCATCGTCGTGTTCAAGTGCGTGGTCAAAGTTTACAAATTTATTATACAATGTTCTACCTAGATGATTGAACGATATACTTAAATTTGATATGTTATTGTTGAGGATTTTTTTTGGAAAATGGTTATCAGCAATTTTAGTCCAAGAGTTGCTCACTTGATATTTTATTTTAAATAGTGTTTCTATTTTATGTACATGAGAAGCATTTAACGAATCAAAAATATTTTTTTTCCCAATTCTATCTATTACAACACCCACTGCAGGCATTTGAATATCGTCCGGAAACATATCATGTATTTGCTCTGCAATTCCAGTAAAGTTATATTGTTTTCTTTTTTTCTGTATATCATAAGGCATCGATTGAATCTGCACCCATTGAGAATGAATATGATTCAGCACTCTTTGATCAAGGTATCCTTCGGAATCATACACTTCAAATTGAGTATCTGTTAAATCAAATAACCATTCGTTTACTTGTTGGATAGACAGTTTGATAGCATTAACCTGCTGTAATATTGATTTGCCCAAATTTTGATTCACTGGAGAAAAGTTATTCAAATTTTGATGAGTCAATTGATCAATGTAAAAATCTAACACTTCTTGATTAACTGGATCAAACGGAATAACATCGCCTGAATTGTTAAACACTAAAGAAAATTTCATATGTGTATTGTTTAGCCTGGGTGTTGCCACCCAGGCTAATGTTCAATTACTTCTGTTGACGTGCTCGGATCATAGCCAAAATGTCTTCGGCTTTCTGAGTAGGTGCTGACGCGGCAGGTGCTGAGACTGGTGCTGTTGCCACTGGTGGCTCGTCATCGTCAAAGTCTGACACCGGTGCAGGAGCTGCCTTAGGAGCAGCCACACTGGCTGGTGCGGATTCAGAACTGCCTGCTGGTGCAGATACACCTGCTGGACGGAAGTAAGCACCCCAACGCTCTGTGTCATATGCTTGACCATCTACACTTGCTTCAAACATTTCTTTCATGACTTTCACAGCCGCTTCGTCCGGCTTCTTGGGCAGGAATGTGCTGAGATCAAACAAGCCGTGTGCATCCACTGCTGCCTGTTCCACTTCTGACAGTGCAGACTCTTTACGTGCCCACTTTGAAGTGTTGTAGTCAGCAAAGCCGCCTTTTTGCGTTTTTGTGATGCGGAAGTCCAGGCCACGCAGGGTGTCTGTTGGAGTTTCTTCCAGTTCTGGATCCATCAGCGCACCTTTGATAATGGTAAACAACTGAGGACCGATAATGAATCTACGGATGGGATTGTCAGGAGTCTTGTCATCTGCCAAGGGATTCTCGCGAACAAAGCCTTGGAAAATGTAACTGCGTTTTTTCCAGTACTTACGACCCATGTCTTCAAGACTTTTGTCTTTGAACCAGGTGCGTACTTCTGTCAGGATTGGGCAAGTTTCTTGCCACATTTCCATACAAGGAAC